ATGACATGTTGGCGCCAATCCTGATCAAGTCGGGGAACTCAGTCAACGGATCAGGCATTGCCTCGCTGTTTCTGGTCTGCAGCGAGGACGGCACCAGCTGGACGAATGGAATAAATCCGAACTCGACTTCGGACCAGTCTTCGCTAATAGGGAGCTTAGCGTCCCTGACGCCGGTGGTGAGGGTGGCAGCCAACGCCACCCTCTATTATTTTCCGGAATTTTCGGTTTATTCGCTGCTCGGCTTCATGCCGACCTATTGGTCGATCCTAGTTTACAATCAATCAGGCTCGGCATTCGATCTCACGGCGGCGAATTTCTACGCCAAGCACTCGCTGGTGAGTTATGCGTAGGATCCTCGCAGCAAGTATACTCGTCATCTTGGTCGCCCCGCTTGCTTCGGGTGTGGCGCATTCGCAGGACGTCTCGTTCAATCCCCGGTCCATGGGTCAACGGGACGACGCCGAACAATAACGTCGGCTGGCAGCTAATGGCCAACGTCTTCAAATACGGTGTTGCCGGCTCGAACTCGCAGTATGCACAGAGTACGGTGATACTCGGCGGCATCCATTTCGGGATCGGCTTGCCGGTATTTCCGACAGCGGTCGAGCCGGCCGCTCTTGTCATTGTCCTGAGGGGCTCGTCCTATACGACCGGGGCAGCCAACGACGTGGTTGCCACCTGGTTTGAAGTCAACGCGATGAATTGATTGGATCACAGACATATGTTCCAGATCACAGCCTTTCGGTGGCCGCCGCAGCCTAGCACTGTCGTTGGCTTTGGCATTCTCGCCGGCTCCGTCTGCTATTTCGTTACGGGAAACCCAGTCTGGGCGGGCCTCACCGCCGCGGCCGTCAAAATTCTCGTTCCGGACAATTCTGCGGCGGCGGATCAGGTGTTCGGAGCGATTAAGATACTGGCACAGACAGTAGGCCGGCCGCTCCCGACACTTTCACAGCCAGCGCCCGTCGCCGCCGGCAATCGGGGATCTGATGCGGCATCGCTTCTTCAGGAGCCGTCGAAAAAATGACCGGCGACCGGCCGCACTCGCACGGCTCACTGGCGGGATGTTGATCATGCGACTCTATGGCGCAATCCAGAAGGTCGAGCCTCAGGACGATGGAACCGTGCGAGTGCACGGGATCGCGTCGTCGGAAGTGGTGGACGACCAGGGTGAGATCGTTCGGGCTGACGCGATGCGCGCGGCGGTCCCAGAATACATGCGTTTTCCGGCACTGCGCGAGATGCATCAGCTCTCAGCCGCTGGAACAACGCTGGAAGCCGAGGTCGGCGACGATGGGGCGACGCGGATCGTCGCCCATGTCGTCGACCCGATCGCGATCACTAAAGTCAGAAACCAGATTTATCGCGGCTTTTCAATCGGCGGCCGAGTCACGCGGCGCGAGGCTGGCAATCCCAAAGTTATCACCGGCCTGGTTCTCAACGAAATCTCGCTGGTCGATCGTCCGGCGAACCCGGAAGCGATATTCGACTGCTGGAAAGCTTCCGCCGTTTCCGATGCGAGTCGTTCCCGACCCGAATCGCGTCTGCCGCCGACGTGTCGCCGGCGCCTACGCGAGAGCCGTTCAACCCCCCGATTCAAATCTGGGCTTGTGGGGTGGCGGACCATCATCATCGCGCCAAAGGCGAAGCCGTCAAATGTCTTGAAGGGCGGGCACTCGGCGTAACAAAAGTTCACTTGCCGGCGTCACCGCAAACGACTCTGACTTCACCGCCGGTGAACAACCTAGTGGTACAAATCTGACATTTGGTCCCCTGTGGAAAGGGGGCAAACTCGTGAAAACCCTCGGGTCACGGCGGTATCTTCTGTTTGATTTTATCCACTAGAAGCCGATCGTGCTGCCAAAACCGAAGCCGCGATCGATGCGGCGAAAAGGGCAATTGAGACGGCTGAAGGGGCGCTCGCTAAGGCTGATGACCGTGAGAATAGCGGCACGTCCGGCAGTTTCCTCGAGGGCCACAAAGAGCTGAATTACGCTGATCCCGGATACCAGTCGGACGGAAAGCGTCGCTACCCGATCGACACAGAGCGTCACATTCGCGCGGGCGTTGAATTACATCAACCGGCCCGGCAACGCTCAGCGATACACTGCCGATCAAGTCGGCCGGATCAGAGCGGCCATCATCGCTGCCTGGAAAGAGAGGATCGATATAGAGGGACCGCCCTCGGCCGCGGGTGGCGAAAAGGCATCGTCTGTACCGCTAACCAAGGCGCTTTGTGATGTCGGTCACGTGGCTCAATAATTCACGACCTCGACTGGCTTCAGGACGCACTCGCGGTTGAGGCAGCGATCGAGGGCGATGACTCGCCGCAGCCGCCCCGACTTCAGTCGATCATCAGCGAATTGGGCGGCCTTCTGAATGCGCTGGTGGCCGAAGAAACGGGTGAGCTTCCAGGCTACGCGCAAATCGATGACGAGTGTCTCCCGCAGCGCGCTGCTGAATTGACTGCGATAACCGCTAGCGCGCCCGGAGCCGCGGGCATTGACGCTCTCATAAAGACAGGGAACCCGCACATGCAGAAGCTCGTCGCCGCTCTTCTCGCCAAGGCTAAGCACTCGCAAGGTGACCAAGCGCTCGTGGACATGGCTCTCTGCGCTTGCGACAGATGCCTGAAAATCGCCGGCCTGTCGGTCGAGGAGAAGGCGCACATGGCCAAGGCTTGCGACCATCTTTGCGAGGCCGGCGCCGCTCCGTCGGAGACTTCGAGCCTCCACGCGGCGGGCAACATCGAGCACACGGCGCCGCAGATGGAGCCGGCGCCACCGCTGTTGACCACTGCGCTCAAACCCGGGTCGAACGCCTATGTCAACACCATGCCAACCGGCGCAGCTGGAACAGGGACTCCGCTGACTGCCTCGGGCCGCGGCTCGGTCGTAGAAATCGACAGGATGTTCCAGAAGATGTGGGACGGTTTCGAGCTGTCTCCGACAGTACTCTACGTCAACTCTCAAGAGCTGAAGAACATCACCAGCAAGGTACTGTCGAATGCATCGGGGCCCTTGCTGCGCTATGACTCGCCGACGGACGGGAGCCAAGGCGAGTATAATGTGACAGCATCCGGGGAAGTGCAGTTCTACTATAATCCTTTTGCGATCGATGGCGGCCTTCGGATCCCGATCAAGATCCAACCGGGCGTCCCGCCGGGCACGGTTATCGGCTGGGCCGAGAATCTGCCGATCCAGTACCAGTCGAACGAGGTACCAAACGTCGCCGAGATCAAGACCCGGCAAGATTACTGTCAGATCGACTGGCCGATGGTCACACGCCAGCGCCAAGTCGGTGTCTATTCCGAGGAAGTTCTGGCCGTTTACGCTCCGTTCGCAATGGGTGTCATCTGCAACATTGCCAATGGCTGACCTACACTCGTAACGGCCTCTGATGGGTTGAAAGGGGATGCTCCGTGTCTGATCTGGTCGCATTACGGGCCGTTTTCCCGGTGTGGGATGCCACTGGGCACGGCACGGAGCGGTACCCGCACGACCTCAACGGGGTCGTACGGGTACCACGTGAGGTCGCCGTACCGCTGCTCCACAATGGCGGTTATGTTATCTATGACCCTGGGATCCCCCCGGTTCAGGCCCCGGCGGCAGTCACCGCGAGCGTCTTTACCGACAGCCGATACGCCAGCGCACAGGAATAGGGTTTTACAGGAACGATCAGTGTCAGGGCCAGCCTTCGGCGGATCAGGGACGCGTTTGGTCGGCCGATCGCCGAGAAGACGATCAGCGTGCGGGCCTACGATCGCCGCATAGATCTCCCCGAACGCTCGTTCCTGCGCTCAGCGCTCGAGGACATGGCACCGGTCATCCGTGACGAGGTAAGAGCCGCACTTGCGGAGGCGGTATCACAATGATTGCGTGGGACACAGGTCTCTCGCGGTGGAGAGCGGCCGATGGTCGTGCGTGAGTCGATCTTTGCCGCGCTCTGGACGCTCGGGGCCGGTGCGGCGAGCTTCGCCAGCACGAACCGGCGGCTGCGACATTGGGCCGACGTGGCCCCGGCTGAGCAGCCCGCGCTGTTCATGAGCGAAAAGGGCGGACGCGCTGTGACCAAGGCGCTTGGGGCGCCGATCGCTTGGACGCTTTACGCGGATTTCTACTTATACGTCCATTCCAGCGATCCCTACTTGGCGCCGGCAACGCTTCTGAATCCACTACTGGACGCGCTCGAAGCTGCGCTGGCACCATCGCCTGTGACAGGCATTCAGAACCTCGGATTGCCGGCGATGGTGCAGCACGCCTACATCTCTGGCAAGGTAGAGACCGACGAAGGCGTGCTCGGCGATCAGGCGATCGCGATCGTTCCGGTCGAGATCCTATGCGTCTGACGATGCCTCTTGAGGACACCGCGTGAGAGCAACGAGAAACACACGAAATAGCGGTTTCTCTCACCTCTGTAATGAACCCTACTCGTAGGAGTATCGCGATGGCCGTGGAAGATTCTCAGGTAAGCACGCCTCTTCCAGAGGAGATCGAACAAAGCCCAGTTGCGCCGAGAAGCGGGGCTCTTTCGATCGACCAGCTGATCGAGCGTTGGTGGCAGGACCATTTCCCAGGCTCGGCGATCGCCCGCGATACCCAGGCCTGGAATGTCGCCCATGCCGCCAAGGAAATACTTAAGCGGCTCCTGGTTCAAGCCCAGAACAGAGTTTTGAAAGGGAGTATCTGAGATGCAATTGAGCTTCGGCTCGGGTGCGGTCTGGGGCGAACGCACCGACGTGACCGGGTCCGGGATTGGCCCGCGCCAGTTCGGCGTGCTCCAGGATATCCAGATTGATTTCGATTGGACCGACAAGCCGCTGTACGGCCAGCTTCAGTTCCCAGTGGCGATAGCGCGCGGACAGGGCAAGATCACTGGTAAGGCGAAGTTCGCCCAAATTCTCGGATTGCTGTATTCCGACATCTTTTTTGGCCTTACCCCGGCTACCGGCCAATTTGCGGTATCCCAGCTCGAGGCTGCCAGTATCCCGGCTGTGACGCCTTACACAGTGACTGTCGCCAATGCAACCAATTACAACGACGACCTTGGCGTCGTCTACGCTGCCAGCGGCAAGCGTTTCAATCGAGTGGCGACCCCTTCTGGGGCCGGTCAGTACTCCGTAAACTTTGCCACAGGCATCTATACTTTTTCGTCCGCTGATGCGAGTGCCGCCGTTTTGATCTCGTATACCTACAACCTAGCGACGTCGGGTAGTAAGCTCACGATCACGAACCAGGTGATGGGAACGACGCCGACTTTCAAAGCGACGTTCTATACCAACTACGCCGGCAGCGGGACGGCCTTGCGTCTTTACGCCTGCATGGCCGATAAATTGTCACTGCCAACCAAGATAGACGACTGGATGATTCAGGAGCTCGATTTCTCGGCTTTCGCTGATGCTTCCGGGACGATCGGCTATTTGAGTACGGTGGAGTAATGTTTCCCGGAGTGACGATTGCGATGGGCGGCCAGGATTGGATTGTCCCGCCGCTGACTCTCGGCCAGCTTCGGCGGCTGATGCCCAAGGTGCGGCAGTTAACCGGGATCGGTGCATCAATGGGTGAGACGCAGATCGGCGTGCTTGTCGAAATTGTCGCTGCGGCACTGCAACGCAATTATCCTGAGGCAACGGCGGACATGGTCGACAACCTGCTCGATCTTGGCAATGCCAGTGCCGTGCTGAATGCGGTGCTTACCGGCTCAGGGTTGAAGCTGCGCGATGACCGCCTGGGGGAAGCGTCGGCCCCCGGGGGCAGCCCGGGGGCAGGCTCGAAAACCGCGGGACTACCATCGGAATTGGTCCGGGAGGCGCAGACGGCTGGGGATATATCTACGGGCTTGTCGCCACCGCCTGCGGCTATAGCTATCCGGTAATCGACGAAATGACGCTCTTCGATTTCCAAGAGCTCACGGCATACTGGGTTGAGCATCCACCGGTTCACATCTTGGTCGGGGCGTATCTCGGCGTCGGTAAACATCAGCGCAATCCAGTACGACCTGCCGGTTCCCGTCCGGGCCGCGCGCCGAACTCGGATCTCCCAACGATCCTAGCCGAGCTCGGCCACGGATTTGGGGCGGGCGACGTTCATGCCGGACTGCCCGGGGTGGTGCTCGATTTTTCCGAGCTAAAGCGGCGAGTGAGAAGTAGCGACTGAAGCTCGCAGAGCGCCGCAAGGGATTAGAATTGAGCACACTCATGTGCCCACGTCATTAAGGGGCTGCCATGGCTGACATTGAAACCAGCGTCGTCATCAGCGCCCAAACCGACGACCTCCAATCAGGAATGGAGGCTGCGTCAAATTCCGTTCAGGTGGCCACGGATGCGATGCGGGTCCAGTTCGCGGGGCTGGGGGCCGCCGCTCAGCAGGCGCAATCGCAGATCAACACCGCTGCAGCGCAGGTCGGGTCGAGCATCGGCGCGCTCCAGTCGAAGGCTTCGGGCCTCGGGGGACAGATAGGCGATAGCCTAACGCCAAATAGTGGCGATGCGGACAGCCGCAATTCCGGCCAGGGAGTAGCGCGATCGAACGCCACCGCTCCTGCTCGCGGCGGGGCCGGTTCCGACAGCCTGTCAGCATGGCGCGCGGAGCTGCAGGAACAGCTGTTGGCCGAGCAAAGCTTCTTCGGTCAATCAAAGGCCGAAGAACTCGCGTTTTGGCAGGACAAGCTAGCGCTGACTGAAGCCGGATCGAATGCCCGCTTGGCGGGTCGAACGCAACATTTACGAGCTGGAAAAGCAGCTTGCCGTGCAAGCCGAACGCGATCAGCTCGACCAACTCAAGGCCGATCAGAAGGTCGCGGATGCGAAATTCGCCAACTACAAGGCGGCGATCGCTGACGAGGCCGCGCTTGGCCAAATTTCGGCTACGGAGCAGGTCCGGCAGGAACAAGATCTCCTCGACCTCAAATGGTCTTACGACCAGGCCTATTACGAGAAGAAGCTCGATGCGGCGCAGAATGATGTCCGGACCCAGCAAAAAATAATAGAGGAGCAGGAGCTCGCCTACGAGAAGTACGTCGGCGAGGTCCAAGCGCTTGACACCAAACTGGCAGAAGCAAACAAGAAAGCGTGGGACGATTTGGTTGCCCCGGTCGAACGGGCGATCGATACTTCTGTGACTGGCATCTCCTGGGCACGACGACGGTGCAGAAGGCGCTGGCGAACCTTGCTCAGTCGATTATCGCAGAATTCGTCAACTCGGCGGTCAAGGGCGTCTTCGGCCAAATCGGCAATTTCTTTGGCGCCAGTATCCTCGGAGGCGGCGGAGATCAGGACTTCTCGGGGGGTCTCACCAGCGCCGGCGAGGAAGTGGCGGGCAGCGGCCTTGCTGAAGGTCTAGGACTCACCAGCCTGGGTGGCTCGGGGGGTATCCTCGGCAGCCTGTTCAAGGGGATCGGCACTTTGTTTGGCTTTGAGCATGGAGGCATCGTGCCGAGCGCGCAGGGCGGGTGGGCAGTACCGAGCCTGGGGCCGGCCGGGGTGCTCGCTCAGCTGCACAGCAATGAGATGGTGCTGCCTGCGAATATCTCCCAAGGTCTGCAGAACTTGATTGCGACGCCGAACGGCGCCAATGCGAGTGGCGGCGGTGCCCCCGTTGTTGTCAATTTTGGCGTCTCAGCGATGGATAGCCAGGACGTGGCGCGGTTTTTTCGCAGCAACGGCAGTGCGCTTGTTGCGGCGATCAACAACGCAACGCGCAACGGATCGATGCTGCGGACGAGCTGATGGCGGACATAGGAGTTTTCCCGTCGTTGCCCGGTCTCGCCTGGAGCGTCACCAAGACGCCGACCTTTCAGACCCGCATCCAACGATCGGTGTCCGGGCGGGAATTGCGAGCGCTCGATTATCCCTACCCGCTATGGCAGTTTACGCTGGTCTTTGATCTATTGCGTGACAACCCGGCAGCCGGCTACGACGAGCTGAGAACCTTGATGGGGTTCTTCCTGCTCTGCCAGGGCGCCTTCGGCACGTTCGTGTTTCGAGACCCGAGCGACGATCAGGTCACCGGGCAGCAGATCGGCGTCGGCAACGCCAGTACGACCGTCTTCCAATTGCAGCGGGCGATGGGCGCAACGCTGCCCGGCGGCGGTTTTCTGGAACCAATCGTAGCGCCTAACGTCGTCAGTGCGGTCTACCTCGATGGCATCACGCAAAGTCCGGGAAACTACAGCGTAGACCCGAGCACCGGATTGGTAACATTCAGCACGG